TCAGAAAAGCCTTCGTAATCATCGTCGTCATCCTGATTGTTGATCTCAGCATCGAGCCGCTTGCCAAATAGGTGGAAGCTGATTTCCCAGACCTGCACGCCTTTCTTTCGATCTTTGGTGTCAATTACGTTGAACAGTTGACGTTCTTTCGGTGCGAGGCTCTTGATTAAATCTTCATCGGCGTCGGGGTCTTTGGCGAGCTTGGCACGGAAGTCACAAATTGGGCATTTCCCGCCGCTGGTCTTTTTGTTACATACGTAGTTATTACCGTCTGTACCAATATCACGATGTCGCCAGTAGGTTCGTTCATAATGCAGTGCCCCGGCATCAGCATAGGGATTACCCTCACCGACTTCGTATGGGATAATGTCAATCCGTCTGGTCTTTTCATCGCTCAGACTAAACTGCTGGACATTCTCGGGGAGCTTAAACGCCGTCGGTGTAAAATCACCTTTGTGCGTCTCTGCTCTACGGCGAGCTGCGTCTCTTGTACTTCTTGATTTCTTTTCCTTGTTCTTCTTATTCTTTGACATTTTTACTTACTCCTTATTAAATTTTTTACTTGATCTTCTTCCGCTATAATAACCAACCACACCTAACTTAATACAAAGATAGATGAGTATTGGCAATACAATAATTGCTGAAATCGAAAGTAATGCCCAGTCTGTAATGCTCACTATGATTTCTCCTTTTTCCGCCTAACTTTACTCTTGACGCGGGCTGCTTGTTTTTCGATATCACTGACTGCTTCTTTTGACTGCTCTGATGCTCTTGGCGTTGCGAAGTATTTCTGACCGTGTAAATCTACTAACTTTTCCAAAGCTCTTTTACGCTGATCAAGAGAAGTGACGGCAGCTTGCAGAACGCCAATTTTATATTCCAGATTGTTTATGTCGGTTTGAGAGTCTTGGTATGGAGCTGAGTTTATGACTTTGCTGTTAATTAGATTTTCAGTCAGTTTAGTTAAATCGTACTTCTCTGGATTTTCTCTGATGTCTAATCCTACTTCTGCTTCAATCAGCTTAATCTCAGCTTTAGCTGTTCGCAGCTCATCTCGTGCATCCTCAAGCTGTAATGACATATTAAAGAATCGCTTGGGCTGATTAATCCATTCTTCGTCCAAGCAATTCTTATCAATATCAAATACTAAGTCCGGCTCTAATAAGCCCTGCGACGCTAACAATTTTGTTTTTCTTTTATTCATTCGTTCTTCTTTCATAAATTATACTCCTTTTACTATATTATATAGATTTCTCGGCGATTCAGTAAAACTATTTTATTCCTTCAATTACCTCGTAACAGGCAGCGGCCAAACCCGCTAATTTAGAATCATAAAAATTATCTCTAAAAGCATCGATAATTAAAAAGGCACGCCCTGATAAATGCCCTGCTTTTAGTAATTCAGTCTTGCAGCAGGATAATACCAACCAGCGTATTTGCTCGGGCTCTTCACCTTCTGTGGCCTTTAGAATTCTGGCCATTTCTTTCCATGACGTTTTCGGTTTATATAGTAGAGCCTGTACGATTGCGAATGCTTGAGTCTCGGCAGTAACAGCAAGAATGGCTTCAAGCATTTCAGCTTCGGATTCTAAATTAATTATTGCGTTTAGTAATACTAATGCTTGCCGGGCCGAGCCATTACTGTTATCAATAATTTTACAAATTACATCTTGCGTTACTTTTACCTCTTCTTCTTTACAAACAGTCTGAAGTAATGCTTGTATGTGAGTTTCTTTTAATGGTCTTACTGCAAATTCTGTACAGCGATTCTTTACGGTGGTTTTTAGTTTTTGTGGGTCGGTAGTAGTCAACAGAAAATATACATGACGCGGAGTATCTTCAAGCATTTTTAGAAACTCGTCTTGGGCATCTGAAGTCAATTTGTGGGCTTCATCTATAAGCCAGACAAGGCACGAGCCTTTCATGGGAGCTTGCCGCATCCGGTTACCAATAAGTCTTATATCATCGATTTTACGAGGGGCATCTTCGTGGAAATCATATTTAGAGCATTTTAATTTACGCCGTACAATTCTGGCCAGCGTAGTTTTACCACACCCGGAAGGTCCGGTGAATAATATAGAGTGTGGAATATTATCATGCTCAAAAATATTATTGAGTTTAGTTACTGTTGCTGGTTGACCGTAAATATCTTTTAGCTTTTTTGGTCTATGTTTTTTGTATAGTTCCATTTATTCTCCTTTTAGCTTCTCCAAAAGTGCAATAGCTTTTTTAAGTTCCGGTGAATAGTCGCCGTCTATGCCTAAATCGGCATCACCGGTATCTGTATCGAATCGAAATACAGCGTCTTTGATAAACCAATCTAATGTTTCTATGACAGCTTGTTTTAATTTTTCGTCCATATTTTCACCTCTTCTTTTTCGTACCAGCTTTTACCGAGTGGAGCCATTTCGACTTCTACCGTTAGTGGGACAATAATCCATTTCCAGTGCTTGCGTATTTTTTCATAAATTATTTCACGGACAATTTCCAAATATTCATCGATCTCACTCTTATGAATATCGCCGACTATACTATCATGAATTTGTCCTATGATTAAGGATTTCATTTTACGACGGTTCATTTCTTTTTGTAATTTTATTAATGACCACAGCAACCAGTGAAACGCCGAACCTTGAATAGGATAATTAACAGCTTGCTTTCGATCTAAATTTCCTGCGATTGTAAAACCAGTAAGCGTTTCAAAGTATCCTTTTTCTTGATATGCTTCCCACCAATCTTTTTTCCACTGATTATAAACTCTAAAGCGTTTATTCCAAAAAGCATATTCAACTCTTTTTAAGTGAGCTTCAAAGGTGCCTACTTCTGGCTGCTTATCTACATCACAAGCACCCAATTCAGAAATACCATTATCTCGTAAATGTTTTTTAAGCGGAACGCCGTCTGTTGTTTTTAAGTTTAATTCATCTATCCCTTCCCAAAGAGACTTTGCACAGTTCTTATACCAGTCGCCATAGAATTCAGCAAATACAAAAAAGCTTTTAGAGGCAAAACGTATCATCTTACTTATTTGCTTTTTCTTTAGTAGATAAATCTCACCTGCTAAATCTCGGTGCATATCTAAACGGGGATTTTCGATGTACTTAATCATCTTTGGATCTTCGTGATAGCAGGCTGAGCAACAAATCTCTGCTCCCTTAAAATCTATTTCCAAGATATGATGATTTTCTCTTGGAATAAAAGCCTGACGAACCAGCTTTGCAATTTTAGGATTGCGTACTGGCATGTTTTGAAAATTAGGATTCCTACTACTACCTCTATATGACTGCACAAAATGAAGGGGGAAGTTCGGATGCATATATCCATCGGTCGTTTCTCGCAGGATACCCCTTAGATATGTACTTCTGGCTTTTTTAAGTTTTTCTAACTCCAGATACTCTGCTACAAATTTGAGTTTAGTAGATTTGAGATTTGCTTCATCGGCTGCGGGTTTGTGCTCCTTTTTTGTAAATGATTCACAAGGATAATCCATCACAGTAAATAAGATATGAGCCAGTTGCTCGTGACTACCTAAATTAGTCTTGGCACCATACTTCTTTTTCCATCGCTTGTAAATTTTATAATGCGTTAGATTTTCAGATAGGTGCTTGATCTTATTGGAGGTTCTTCGAATAGCAATATCCAAATACTTGGTATCTATACGGATGCCGTTAGCCTCGACTTGAGCTAAGGCGATAGAACCTTCGTGCATTAATTTATACGCTGGGTTTGTTATTGTTTTCATTTAACTCTAACTCTTAGATGCAACATCTTTTATTTCTCTCAGGCTGGTTCGGAGTTTTTCAGCTGCTTCTACTTCTTCGCAACCTTCACAATTATTACAGTCTAAAGTACCACAAGGATTTACATGTACAATAGAATTTTGCTCGTGATCAATTTGAATTTCTTTAATGGGTAATTCCTTACCACAACCAGAGCATTTTATGATGATTCTCATTTTCGACTCTCCAAAATTTTGATTTGTTTCATTGCCAATTTATATTCCAACAAGGAATCTAAACCATTATACAGTAACAAATCTTCCAAGTCTATTTCATCAATTCGATTAAACTTATTTTTACCTGTAGATTTTAGGAATTCTTTCACATGCGAATCATAATCCTCTGTGCCTAATAAAACAAAAGATTGAAATTTTAATCCAGTCACGCCCGGAGTATTATCTATGATATGAGCCGCCTGCATTGTGTCCCAATACCAATTTCTAACTTTGGTATTTAGTTTTACGCGGCTCCATCGGTCTTCTATATTTAGATTGGAAGCGATTTTACGTGCTGATGAACGCAGTAGTTTTACCATTATAGCTTCAAGGACTATGGTAGAAGGCCACGGAAATGCTATCGTTCTTTTACCTCGCCAGCTAATAGAACAACTAACTAATTTAGTTCCTGCTCCTTCTGGCTTCAAACAATTTGTCTCATAATCAAACGCAAAA